ACCCGATCCCCAACCTTGAACTTTGCTTCAGGTTTGTCTGCTAACTGCTTGAGTAGGTCACGAACCATGTCCTCTACCACTAGACGTGCACCGATCTCGCTGTGTAGTTGATCTTTACATTTCTCCAAAGTCAAGGTGTCCTTGATGCTGTTGTAATCGTACCAGTGGTCAATGCCTTCCGCTACTCCAAGTTTCTTCTTGTACTCACTCTTTCTCATAGTGGGTCCTCTCCGTTGCGCCTAAGCCTTTCTAGTCGAAACTTCTGCACAACCTCATCCGCTAGGATCTTGTGGATCTTACGATCCTCATTCCATAGTGTCACCCGTACAGCGACACGATCCAGTAGGAACCCTAACGCCACGAAGCCTACCATTGCTAGTGTAAACAGTAACCATCCCATCACAATCCGATCCTTTCTCGCAAACCGTCCGGCCCTTCTTCCATAACAATGTCGTTCACGTCTTTCCCTTCCGGCATGGTGACCACGACAGCCACATCTATTGCTTGCACTATCTTCTTGGCTAACTCTTGACCTGCAGCGTCACCGTCAGCAAGGATGAACACTTTGCGGTAGTCTTGAAACGCCCTACGGTATGATGCCTGCCACGTTTGTGCACCGGGTACACCTACTGCTGGTATGCCACAGATCGTTGACGCAACGATGGCATCCATCTCCCCTTCACATATGGCGATGAAGTCGCTACGTTCAGCGAAAGCATTCACGTTATACATGTGGGACTTGGCACCTACCCGACTCAAGTACTTAGGGTTAGTGTTCGCGTCAATAGACCTGAAGCGCATCTCTACGACCCCACTAGGGGTCACGTAGGGGATGCTTAGACGGCCTATCATGTCCTCATGCCCTATCATGGGGTGGGATACGAAACCTAGCCTGTGCTTGGCTGCTGCTTCCTTCGTGATTCCACGGGCAGTGAGGTACGGTCCTGCTTCATCTATCTGGTTGGAGTACGTTTCTGTGGCTATCTCTAGGGCTAGCCTTGCGTCGTTAGATAACATGTGCCCACGTCTTCCGTAGTACTATCTTGGACAGGTGAGTGGCGGTAATGCCGTAGCGTTTCATTAGTTCTGGACCGTTACCGTCATGGTTCACGCCCTTACTGGATGAGCGACGGTACTCTTGGCGTATCTGCATGATGTCCTCTTCGGTGAGTTTCGAGTTAGAATTCTTCTCGCCACTCTTGAAATGGTACGGCTTGTTCGTTGTTAAGTATAGGTGTTGTGCGTTGACGCACTGTTTATTCTCGCATGCTGGTATCACCCATTGTCCTTTAATGTCTTCATTGAGTAGACCGTTGCGTTGTGTAAACAGCCAGCGTGTCGCTATCACGTCACGCCCACCGGGTAGGTACTTGCGTGGCCTACCATCTTGGTAGAAGTGACCGTCCCATTCAACGCAGTCACCTTCTAAGCCTTGGGGGTTTGTAAGATCTTCCATTACGCTTGTCTCTGCCACCTGAACGGTTCCCTCCACTTGGTGTTTCTCCTCCAGCAATTTGTTCACACTTTCTGACTGCATCCTTAAAACCTACCCCTTCGTACGCCATCACTACATCTATCGCGTCACCTTTGAAGCCACATGCGTGACAGAAAACGTAGTTACTTTCCTCGCTCACACTGGCACTGTTGTGCGTGTCCCCATGCTTGGAACACTTAACTGATTGGAAGCCACCCCTAGGTGCGGGTAGTTCCCATCCGTAGTGTTCCAGCACAGGCCATATGGAAAACTTTGGTATCTCTGTCTCAGTTTTCCTCATCTTCGATGCTTTCCACTGTGTCATTTGATAGCAGCAAATCTTTTAACTTACCCATCATGTTCTCCTTATTAGCCGTAGTAACGAAATGAAAGTCTCATTCGTCATTGTTATATGGCTAGAGCCTACACTATGGCGACGGTTTTTGCGAGCCACCACGCCGATGGAGTCTGTTTTATATTTGTCAGCATAATGTTCAGCCTCCACTTCAGCCTGCCTTAACCATTCATGGTAGGCGTTAGCCTTCACGTCCTTCGCTTCAACGACGATCACGATGTCATCGAACTCTATGGCTAGGTCACCGATGTCTTTAGCCCCGGCACGGGGTAAACGTCTAGCCTTGAAGCCTTCATTATTGTAGTAGTCTTCTAAGGCGGACTCGTATAGTGAGCCTTTACGCTTGTTGGCTGCACTCATGCTACGTCCACGAGTTGCATGCACTCAGGGTTGTAGTTGAGCCACACCGCATCCGTACCACCCGGAGAGGCAGGACCGTAACGGTTCTTCACTGCACAGGCAGCCATGAGGCCTTCAGCCTCAGACGAAATCGTTACCACTAGGCTTGGTGTCTGTGAAATCTTTCCATGCAACGCACTACGTGGCGGGCACGGGTAGCCGGGTACCGCCTCACTAGTGTGGTGTAGCACTAGGATGGCTGCGTTCGTTTCACGAGCCCACTGCTTTACTTCTTTCATCAACGTGCGTAGGGATGAGAACTCGTCACCGTCACTGAAGGACACGTCAACAGCATTATCAATAACGATCAGTTCGGGGTAGCATCCTTGCGTTTCAAGGTACACTTCTATCTCTTCGTCAAGATCTTTCAACGTGGGGCTAGCGTCGAAGTTCCACTTAATGTGGGACACGTTGTCTTCCAGCATCTTCGTTGCCCACTCAGTGTTGTCTACCATAGCGTCTTCCATGAGTGACTGTGGTTGTCCTGTGGACATGGCTAGTGAACGGATAGCCATTGTTGTCTCATGTGAATCGGCACTGGTGTACAGGGTGGGTACACCTGAACGTAGGGCGATAGCCAAGGCGAGGGTGGACTTACCTGACCCCGGTGGGCCAGCAATCATGGATACTTCACCACGCCTAATGGATATGGACTTGTCGCTCCATGCTTTGAATGGCATTGGTATAGCCATGCCACCACGTTTAACGTTGTTGATTGCTCTGTCTAAAGATCTCATAAGTCCTCCTTCCAAGGATTAAAAGAGAGCAGTTTCCACTCGTGCTCAGGAGACACAACCCGACTAGAAGGAGGGTTAGCCGGGGAAATTGTTGAACTCTGGTGTGCCACGGTTCAGGAAGTTGGGGGCGCATTGACCCGGTGTCCCCTTCGCTGTCGGGCACATCCATGCTTTCCATGGACCCTTGGCACTAGTGCCACTACGTGCTGTCATCGGCCCGTGTGCACAGTTAGGGATCGTTGCTGAAGCGAACGGGTTAGCGTCAGGTGCTGCTGGTGTCGCTGCTGCGGGTGGCGTAGGTGAAGCCTCATGGAAGGGTGCTAGGGGTGCAGCATTACCGACGGCCTTAGCGAGTTGGATCGCTTCAAGGTCACCTTCAAGGTCATCAATGAGTTCTTGACGGGCCTCTTTGTATTCCTCCATTGAGTAGCCTTGAATGGTTCGCAAACTGTCAACTATCTTAACCGTCAACTTGTGACGTGGTTCTTCATGCATGTGATGCTCCTTCGGTTAGGTCCGACTCGAAGTCGGGGGCGTACTGCATATTGCCCTGAGTGTAGCACGAGTCTTTCGCTTCACACGTACTGCACCAGTTTGTTGTGTTGGGAATGAATATCCCAGCGTCAATCATCTTCTTCGTGTCTCTTAACCACCGGCTCACCATTTTGGGTGAGTACTGGTCAAGTTGATAGATGTTATCTAACACTCCGGTGCGAGCCATCCAATACGACCCATACTCAGGTGCTTCTCCGTATTGTTCTAGCATCGCTAACCTGTAGACTGCTAACTGTAGGCCACTCTTGGGTGGCTGACCTGTCTTCAGGTCTATGATGATTGTTTTACCTGTGTTGCCGTCAACCATTACTCTGTCAATGAATCCTTTAAGGATCACATCTCCGGGTATTTGTACTGCCACCTGTAGTTCAATACCGGGTGTACCGTCGGGTGTTGTCCAAATGTCTAGGTGTGGGTTGGTCATGCGGAAGTTGTACCAGTTGTGTACGAACTCTGGTCCTTTTGCTTTCCACCAAGTGTCATCTTCTTTGTTCGGGAACTTGGTTGTTTTGCGTCCACCTGCACGGAACACTGTGCCTGCCGGTTTGCTTGCTACGTCTTCGTCGAAGTAACGGTGGAACTCGTCTAAGCCTGCTTGGTATGCTCTTGCACTCATGCGGATGCTCCCTCTTTGTCTTTGAGTAGCATCCAGTCTATTGCTTCACTGGCTGCGTGTACTGCTGAACCTCCGGTGAAGTACCATGCTGAGTCGTTGGTTTCTACGCCTATGATTTTGGTGAGGCGGTATAGTTCCCCGCAGGCTAAGTATTTGGTGAATGATGAGTAACTTAGGTAGGGTAGATCGGTGAGATCTACCGGGACTTCCGTGATTGTTAACTGTTTCTCCATAGGTGGAATGGTACACTAGGTGGGGTTCTTGTGGGAGTCAGACACGCCGTAGGTGTGTGTGATGTAGATCACATACCGAATGGCTTACGTTAGCCTGCAGGTTAGTATTATACTACGAACGAAGTGAGTTACGTTACCTGAGTAACCGGAGCGAAGCGGAGGTTACGAGGGGCAGGCCTTAAGGGCCTGCTACAGGTTCCCTAAAAGGGAACACAGATAGAGGGGTTAGTTTAAGGGTTTGGTACCCCAAGTACCAGTCCCTCCTAAAAACCCCTTAGAATGGCTGTGTCCTCGATTAAACAGCCCTCTAGTGCCCACTTCTAAACGCCCTCAGGGCATAAAAAAAGCACCCCCAACCCGAAGGCTGAGGGTGACTCTTTTCAACTAGATGTAAACGTTTACACGGTGCGTAGTAGAACGGTTGCTACACCACCATTACCGGAACGATTCAGACCGTTCGACGGAGGAGTATTCCGAATGTAAGCAGTCTCTTCCACATACACTTCAACACTCTCACCAGTAGTATGATCCTTATACAGGATCGTCGCACCCGTAATCTCCATGTCCTTCAACGACTGGTAACGTAGCCACGCACCACCCGGCTGACCAAACTTAACACCAGTCTTATCAGTCTCCCAATCAAACATCATAACCGGGATCTGAATCAACTCGTTACGCCTAGGCGAAGGCAACGCACGAACCTGATAACCAATCATAGGAGCAGGACAAGTACACGCCAAGTTAGAAGTCAAACGGAAAGCCAAATGCAAATCAGGCGCGGGGTTAGGTGCCGCAGTATTAAGTTTCCCCTGCAAATCAGGATTAGAAGTATCAACAGTAATGATCTTATCCCACGTCGAAGGGGCGTTAAGCCCACTCACAGACGCATAACCCTCAATCGTCCCATCCATACCAATCTGCCCAATAATCCGAAGATCACGCCAAGCCTTCTTCTCCATAGTTCCAAGACGAATACGACCCGTCTGAACCCAACCATCAACAAGATAGTCACTCATCTGCCGGTACACGCCACTACCCGTAACACTAAACCACAACAAGTCATTAGAAACCGTGACGTTAGTGGCACCACCAGTAGTACCCGAAGGAACCGCAAGGTCAGGTGCGTAAGCGAACGCTAAACTAGCATCACCAATAGTCTGACCAAGGTTGATGCGGTACAAACCTGCACGCTGCACATTGTCCCCAGCCTCACCCTTATCACGAACAGTCACATACACGTAACTGCCAAGAGCAACCGCATCATCAACAATAGTCCCATCCCACAACAATGGACCCATAACAATAGTTCCATCAGACTGGATAGAAGCGATCCGGCAACCAGCAGTAGTACCAAAGATAAGGAACGATCCAAGATACGAGTACATGGACAACACTTGCTCGCTGCGAGGCATCTCCGCGATCACTGCAGGTTGACTCAAAGTAACCGTGGCATCCGTCACCGTCACCGTGATACGGTAAACTGCAGACAGTTCACCACTATGACCCGACACGTAGATGGCTGTTGGTCCTTCAACGAAGTCCGTCCACACCCAGTCAGGGTCTTTATGTTCGTAATGAACCGAAGGAAGGCTAGGAGAATCGGGAGCCAGATCCGTGATCTCGTACAAATTATTGTTTTCAGCATACATGAGGCGAGACTTAACCCAACGGGCAACACTCGAAGTGACCGTGTTGTCCTTATCGTAAATCTTCGCACCAGCACCAGTAGGCAGTTCACCCTTATAGATACCCACCGTGTCACAAGCCAACCAGTACTGACCAGTAGAAGTAATAGCGTTAATGACACCTGAACCACCCCACGTAATCGTGGTAGCAGTATCATTATTAGCAACATGCTTCAAGGCAGTATCCGAGGCGTGTAGGACACCAGTACCCACACCAATAGTGTGCTGTGTCGTTATAGCGTCAGCCAAAACCTGCTCAGTCTTGTTCAACAACGTCAACTGACCCGGAGTCCACGGGTTAACCCCGCCACTCTTGTAGTAACGGAATGCTGCCTCAGCAGAGGCAACCTCTAACGGTTCAGCGGAAGACAACCCTGCACCATAATGCCACGAGGCCTGCGACCTGATCCACAAGCCAGAGTCCAAAGACTGCTCGCCGGGGTTACGTTCCGTGTCAATACGTTCCTTACGGAACTTACTTGTTTCACGACGCATAGGGTACGTGGCACTTGTTGCATACAGGAAGTTTAACCCACCAATACTGCAGTCCCAAGCCATTGATGCTGGAGCGTACGTTCCGCCACCTGTTACCGCCTCAATACCTGCACCAAGAGGAACCACTACTTCTTCCGTGTAGTCTACTGCCACGAGGTAACCCCAATTCTAATAGAAATCAACCGCACTGTTTACACGAGCACTGGTCACACTTAACGTCACAGTCTGTCACAGTTTACCTTTCGGGTGAGCCTCAACGAAAGCCGTGATCTGAACGCGAGTCTTAGCCATGTTTCCCTTATTCTTCTTAGCGATCATAGTAACCGCACGCCACCAATCAAGATCCTGCTTCACGTCAGACTTGCGTGGAGTCCAATCACGGTGACGGATAATCCGGTACACGCCACGAGAACGCCACGACCATCGGATCGCATTCGTTAATGCTGCGTTGAGTACAGCGGTACTAATCACCTGCTCAAGGGTCATGCCCTTAGTGGAACCGTCAATCTTGGCAGACTTACCCAAAGACTCAATCTCAATACCGTAAGTGTGCTGATTACCCTGATCTTTCGGGATACGCGGTCCTTTAGGGAACTTCCACGGGCCACCACGACCAGCATGATATGCGCCAACACCAGACACGACGTTTACTTTACCGTCACGGTCAACAAGAAAATGGCAGGCACGTACAGGTGCGTACGGGTTGCCGGTAACCACCCAACCTAGCGAGTTTGTTCCCGCAGTGTGATGGAGCATGACACCCCAAAAGTTTGACTTACCATTGTAGGGATCTATACGTTTGCTGTCCCAGCCTTTAATGTACTTTGTTTTAACTTTGTACTGTTTAAGTTTGTATGCGAGTCGCTTAGTGCTTACTCTCACTGTCTACTCCTTTACTGAGGATGCGGATTCAGGGTTGCCACGGCCAGTGGCAGCAACCGACATCAGGACACTCGTCACTGCCGCGAGGGCAGCCACAGATCCGGCCTGCGTCCAATCCACTTCGAGGACACCAGAGATGTCTGTGGCCCACAGGGCGAGGAGTGCTTGTGCTGCGGTTCGGATTGCTCGCTCGGCTGCGTCTTTCCAGAATGTGATTGTGTACATGTGCGTCCTCTCAATAGAAAAGCCACCCGAAGGTGGCGGTTTAATGTGGAATAACGAGTGCGCTATTCCATGTTATGAATTGTCGAACAGGTCATGGAAGCGTTGCGCCACAACAGTACCGTTTCCGGTATCGTCGTGACCAATCCCTGCGTATTCCTCGCGGGACTTGCGTTCACGCTTACGCTCAGCGCGCTCAGCACCGTCAGAAATAACTTTAGATAAAACAGCGACAGCCCGTGAAAGTTCGCCCGGCCAGTCAGGTGTGTACGGGTCAAACAGGAACGTGGCCTGCACCTCAACC